TGCACCGGCGTGGGAACGGCAGAAGCAGCCAAGATACTTGAACGTGCCGGTGCCGGTGGCAGACGTTGCCACGCGGGTTGCATAGCGGGTGCGAGTGTGGATGCTCTCAGCAGTTGCCTGAGCGCAGTTGCAGTCAGTCAGAGGGTATGCGGTCGTGCCTGCGCCGATGGTGATGACCACAGGGGCGTTGATGGTGGTCGTGTCAGGAATGCTCTGAGCAACCACAATGCAATAACGCTCTCCATTCTGGTATGCGCCAGCAGGGATGTTGATGGTCAGTGTGTCATTGGCGAACGTCACCGCCTGACTGATGACCAAGTGGGGGCAGAGTTTGCAGCTTGTTTTGCAAGCCATAATGTTTTCCTCCTAAAAAATCAGGGGCAGAGGTGAATCCCCCTGCCCCGATGGTTCACCCGGTATTATCGGGGAGTGTGTTGGTTAGCAGCCGCAGCAGTTCACGCCCAAGTTGGGGTTTGCCACCTGATAAGCGGGAATCGGACGAGGATTGACCCGGTTCAGGATGGTATCAGTCTGCTGGGACATCACGGTGGTCAGAAGCGCATTCTGCCGATCCTGAGAAGCCGCGAACTTCAGGCTCTGGTTCTCAGCGGTCAGAGTTGCGATCTTGTCCTGCGTGAGTAGTCCATCATGCTGCGGAAGTTGGCGTTGCAGTTGTCGATAACTGCACGGGCGTTGTCTGCGATAGCCTGACGGGTAGCGCAGTCCTCAGTTGCGATGGTGTACTTCAGGTCGCCGATCAGCTGCTTGTTTTCGCAGCAGCAAGATGCAAGCTGCGTGGCAAGTGCGGTCTGACCGGCCTGCCGTGCGTTGCCTTCCTGCATGATGGCAAGGCTGATGGCGTTGTCGCCGTTGGACACGCTGCGTTCCAGACCGTTCACGAGCTGTGCGTTCTGGTAGCCAAGCTGACAGATGGCGCTGTTCACGCCCGCAAAGCCGTTTGCGATGTTGGTGTTGACGCCGTTCATCTGTGCCAGCTGGTCATAGCCCAGAGAGCAGATACCGCTCTGGATGCCCGCCAGAGAGCGGGAGGTATCCTGCTGGTAGAAGCCCTCAGACAGAGCCGCGCGGGTGTCTGCACCGCCCTGACCAGTTGCGCCAGTGCCGACCAGATAGGGGATGTAGGCGTTCATGCCGTTGTCGCCGCCGTTCCGGCCATAGCCGTTCGTGCCCCAGCCGAAGATGATGGCGAGGATGATAACCGCCCACAGACCTTCGTTGCCGAAGAATCCGCCGTTGTTATTGCCGCCGTCCTGCCCAGCCAGATAGCCAGTTGCAAAGTCGTCCATAACAAAACTCCTTTCAGTTTTGCGTTATGCCATCCCACCGCCGTGTGCGATGGGCAAAGCCAAACAAAAGCGGTTTTTGTCAAGTCCGCAAAAACTGAGAAGCGTTTCGCTTAGAGGGATACTTATTTTAGGATTGTTAAGTCAGTTCGGAGGGTTGTCTTTTTTATCTTTTGGGTCATCCCACTTTTTGCTTGCAGCACCGAAAATGAAGCCAAGCATTAAAGGAACTCATATTTTGTCATTTCCACAAAGATTGTTGATGTCAAAATCTTTTTCGGAATGACTGTTTTCAACATCATCCATTGTAAAGTCTCCTCACTTCGGAAGCGTCAAATTCAGGACGCTTGCCAGCTGGTTCAGGTCGATGCCACGCTCTTTGGCGAGGTTTTGCGCCATCGTTCGGAGCTGTGCTTCGTTTTTGCCCTGAATCAGGTTCAAGCCCTGCATGATGGGTGCGCTCTGCCCACCCAGCTGCTGGATAAGACCCATCGGGTTTTGTCCGGCGCGAGCCAGATTTGCAAGCTGCATGATAGGGCTGTGAGTAATCATGTCAAACGGAGAGGGCATCGCTTATTCTCCTTTCTTCGCTGCGGCAGTGAGCTTAGAGAAGCTCTTCTGCCACTTTTCCAGTTCATCCAGCCGATGCACAAGGGCGTTATACTGCTCAATAG